GCAGGAGATCCGAACTCGTGGATGTATCCTAACTGAGCGTTGGTGGCTTGATCTGAATTGTTACGGGATATTTTGTCTTCAGGTATACCTACAAATACTTGAGTCTTAGTTATCTGTTGAATGGCTTTGACCCGAGCATTGACGGTATCACGTGTAATCTCTACACGATTCACAGATACAAACCGAAGTTAGGACATTGACTTTGCTCTTGCCCTGCTCCATCAACCTGTATGCCACCTGCCCCAAACTTGTAAGCCAACTCCAACAGAGCCACGCCATATCGAGTCTGATTCCAGAACGGCTCATTAGCAAAGGTCACAGACTTAGTGTCATAACTCTGAGATACCTTGTCAGTGCCCTTGGCGGTAGACGGACCCTTGACTTCTCCTGGTATTCCTCCCGCTGCAACCGTAGCTGCATCTCTCAGATCAAGTACGATCCAATGCGCAGCATACAGACCGATACCCTGATCTAACGATATAGGATCCCAACGCTGTCCGGCTGCATTCTGCGATCCGTTAAGAAAGTTGGAGGCAATACCGAACCAGTACTCCAATACGTCATCAGGAGTCTTATCAGGATTAGCTAATGCTCGATAGATCTTTCTAAACAGCGTGGGAGTCATGTCAGTTATTTCCCTTGTTTCTTATTACCTATCGGCTTATCCATATCAGACCCGCGATCACCCTTGAGTTCACTGACAGGAGTATTGAGTTCCTTCTGCACTGCTGCATCATTCATGTCAACAGGCTTGCGAGAGACTCCCGCTCGTGTCATAGCTTGCTCAGCCTTAGCGAGCTGCAATGCGTTGTCATCCTGTTGCTTTTTCAATGCTGCTGCAGCGACCTCAGAACGCTTCGCTGTAAGCTCAGGACGTTCAATAGCTCCATCTGCGTAATGATTCTCGATCCAGTCATGAGCCGCAACATCATCAGGCAAGTCTGTTTCAGTCGGGATCCAGTTACCGTGAGTATCTTTGTCAGGATAGAACTTCACTTCCTTAGTAAGTCTAGCTCCCTCACTGAGAGGAGGAGAAAATACAAAGGGCTTGAGCAGAATTACTGTCTTTGGCATGTTGGTATCACTCTAGTTGACTATCAAAGAGACAACCCCCGGTCCCGGATAGCCCGGGGGGTTTGAACTTCGACCTCAGCCCAAGTTGGAACGCCGTCCACAGACCTCGGGGTATACTGCTTCCACAGCACCAAGTCTCCCGTAATACGTCACGAGCTGACGGATATCGCGCCACTCAAGCGGGGTACGCTGCAGGGGCACGTAGGGGAAGCGAACTCGCATCGGATCCTTGACATACGCAAACATGCTGTTGGTAGCAGCCACTCCCAGCGTATTTCCATTGTTGGTTCCGAGCAGCCACTTAGTCGGCTGAATAGCGAGCTTCTGGCCGTTCGATGCTGCGAGATTGTTCCGCAGAATGAATTCCAGAATAGAGATGTTACCCGCGGAGCTGATCAGCGTAGAAACCAGAATCGAGAACTCAGTGGGAGACAGCAACAGGCGATCAGGCATGACAGCCCACACTGCAGCAGCCCACACACTGTTCAACAACGAGTTGACATCCGCCAGAATCTGCGCAGGAGTTGCTGAAGCCCAGTTGCCCGTTACCGCATTACCAGTATTGGTGATCAACGAGTGATTCAGCAATCCGTTCATGGACAGAGTTGTATCTCCAACGTATACCTGCTCATCAATATCCATCTGATGCTTGAGCTGCATACCCATATACTTCTGCTCATCGACCGGACGACCGAGCGCCTGAGCCGATGCCAGTTCAGGCAGAGTCCATGACAACTGCACCGCCCACAATTCCAAGGGCTGCACAGTCTTGCCGATGTCAAGCGAAACACCGACAATTGCGTTGGATTCTTTGCCAACCCACGCTTTGTTAGACCCGGCAATACCTTGCGCCGAACCGAACTGACTGTTAGTGTACGAAGAACGCTCATCTGCAATCGAGACATCTTCCCTAAGATCGATATCCCGGCTCCACGTAACGGAGGCAAGCGGCATATGAAGTCTTTGGTCCAGACGTTCCAACTCTCCGACCAGAAACACACCCGCTGCATCTGCTACCGCTTGGTCGAACGTCATCATATCTCGCGTAGGAACTCCGCGGATGATGCGATTCTGACCACGCGTCAACAAACGCGCTGCATCCTTAACACTCACCGACCCGCGACGATCCAACGGGGTATTGGTGTCCTTGACGATTGTCAGGGGTACCGTCTGACCCCCTGCGAGAAATTTGCTCATTATTGCACTACCTTTAAGTAAAAGAGATCAGCCTGAAAGATTAGAGATTCATAGCGATTTCGGCAATGTTGTTCCCATCTACGGGGCCTGTGAAATACGCACCTGACCCATACGAGGTGGTGGCAGTCAACTGGTACGTATTACCCGTCGAAGCACCTTCAACACCTGCCACGATCTGACTGCCCGAGGGATTCTGATAACGAATGTACACGTTGGATCCCAACGCGCACGATGCACCTCCAAGCTGCACTAGAACATTGAGATACCCTCGACGCAGAAAATTACCGACACCCGTTGTGGGAGGAACCGATGTGCCCAGGGGATCCGATGCCGATGCTCCTGTAATGGGGAAAGGTCGTACCAGAAAACCATAGACAACATCATTGTTGGCTGCGATTGGGATAAGCTTTCCGGTAGAAACTTTTCCCGGAATTCCGAAAGACGGGAATGCAGTAGCTCCGAGAGGCTGTGCTTCAATGGTGGATTGGGAAGGACGGGTGACATCACCCTGTACCCCGAAGGGCATACGAAATGCAATAACGGACATGATTATTGATCCTCTATCAGTGATTGACTGTTGACTTAAGACTTGCTACGCAACTTGTCCCAGTGGTCGGCATTACGCTTGTTGAGTTCAGCAGGGGTGATCGGCTTGGAGAAATCTCCCGTACGAACACCTCGTACCGCTGCAACAGTCGTTGTTGAAGTGTTATTCCGCGCACGAGCAATCTGCGCAACGCCGTTAAAGACACCCACTAAACTATGACCTTTTAAAGTTGAGATAGCGTCAGTAGTGAACGTGTTGACATTGACCTTACCAGGCGCCGTTTGTGCATGCTGTGTGAGAGCGTCTTGCATGAACTTAGCCAACACCTTTCCACCATTGCCTTTAAGCGCCTGTTCAGTAGGTTTCGGGATTCCTGGAGCTATGATCTCCGCACGAGCGACAACGGCCGAATAGACAGGTTCCTGAGAGGCAGAGTCCCCCGTCATGGTGCCCTTCCACAACTTGCCCATGACGATAGCTTCTCCTGGACCTTCAGCTTCGAGGATCGTGTCACCTGTTTCCTCTTTCTCTTTGTACTCGTTCTTTTTCGCTTCAGCATCCTTCGCTGCTTTCTCTTCTTCCTTCTTCTTCTCTGACTCAGCATCCTTGGTCTTCTTTTCTTCCTCAGCATCTCGTGCATCACGCGCTGCCATCCAGTCCTTGATGCCCTTCATGTCCTTGCTCATAGTGGAAAGCTGCTCAACAAGATTGCTCGTATGAGCGCCCTCGCCTTCAGCATCTACCGTCAGCGTGGTAGAACGAAGTTCCGTTTCCAACGCTGCCGCGTCCTCAGTTCTGACACCCAGAGTGGTCAGCTTCTCGCGAAACGCACCCCAGAAAGTTTTCTTGCTCATCGTAGGTTCCTCAATAGGTAAGTTATCTCTTACAGCGACACGCGCACCCGCACGCCCCGCCATCACTGCTGCTACATGGTTGCCGATGATGTTACGTTGAATCGCTCGACCAGGACATACCTGCTCATAATCGGCATTGTAGCCTACCGAATTTTCAGGAAGATGTTTATTGACATACACAATGCCTTCAGGATCTTTGACAATGATATCGGCGACAACCAAGTCATCTTCGATACCCTCACCTCGACGCACATTCTGCGCATGCCCGATAGAAAACTGTTTCCAGTTAGTTATATCAACCCCTTTAGGAGGATGATTGATCACGTAATCTTTGCCTTCAAGAGAGGCTAACGAGTCTGGATGGAATACTTCTTCAGGTAAACGCTCGACTATGATGTTACCTGCACCATCTGCTTCAATTCCATCTATCTCGCCCGCACGATAAATCTGTTGTCCGATACGCGCTATGGGTGTGCCCACTAGCACTAGAAATCCCTCAGGAGTAACTCGTCTAGTCTTACCGATTTTTTCAGGAGCAAAGTATCCCGCAAAATCGTGCGTCACAATACGAGGAGATAACACAGTCAATGTTTCAGTAACACCTGGGTGCAGGGGCTGAGGAGCATTCCACGGATGAGCCCATGCATAAGCAGTGTGCTCATCATTCAACGTGGGAACTATCTCTGACTTGGCCTCTCCTGCATAAGTTACAAATGTTCCTTTACGATCAATAGGCACTATTCCCTCAGGGCCGCCCTCAGCAGTAATACCCGACTCTTCATACAGCTCGCGAGATGCAGCGGATGTAGTGCTTTCGCCCTGTTCGACACCACCGCCAGGGAAACACCATTCACCTGGATGATCGCCCTTGTCACTGCGCTTCAGAAACAACAGTCTTCCTGTTGGAGCGCGTAATGCTACACCTGCACCCGTAGCTCCTGTCAGATCGCCTGTATAACCGTTTGCATGAGCTGCCTCAGCTTGCTTCTCAGCTCCCGCACGATTCGGATAAACCTTACCGTGCTCACCCCATTGCCATCCGCCACTGACTTTATGAATAGGCATGATCTATGCTCTTATCTGGAGTAAAGCACGAATAACTACGATCTTGTTGGGCAAAGTCGTAGCAGAAGAGACTTCGAACGCGTAATCATTTCCATTGAGAGAAGACATGTTGGATACTGGCTGTAGAATAAGGGTACCCGTTGTATCGTACGCAATCTTACCGTTCAGTATACCCAGGGGATTTGGATCTGTGCCTGCTGTACAAACAACGCTTTTCAATACAGGGCCGCCAGATAAGACTTCTCCTGATTGCAAAGCAGGAGAAAAATCAAATACCAATACGCGAGATTCATCAGGGTCAATCGTCGGGAAAGCCAACATGGGTACGCTATTAGAAGCGTTCATGGGTGCGGCAGGATTAAAAACACTCATGAAATTATCCTAGTGCCTTGACACGAAATTCAGAAGGGCCTCTAGCATGTACAATGTAGTACAGGTCAGGTTCGTAATACAGGATATATGAGGGTTGTCCTGAGAATACCATATCAACAGTGCCTGGCTGTATTTGTCCTGCTGTCGTCGATTGGACTAAGGGCGATTGTCCCGTCATGAGCATTGATGCTACAGGAGGTGCTGCAAATCCCGTGCGAGCCAATAACGGCACTGATCCCGATATCAACAGGTCATTTTCAAGAGGAACTATGACGCCTGTTTGATTGATACTGGGGCTATAGCCTGAAGTAGTTATATTCCCAGTCTGTGTGTTGATACCCGTCAAAGAATTGACTATGGGTATACCGCTGTTGAGTGTCAGGGTTGCTGTAGGAACAATAGTTGCATTGCTGACTGATGGTGCATTTCCTGTAAGTACCATTGATCCCGTCTGAGTCAAAGGTAATCCAGACAACTGTACTGATGACGGATCAGATAAGAAAGACGATGATCCCGATGAAGATACAACATTAAGATTAGTGGTACCTGAGTTAGATCCTGAACTGATAGCTCCTGAAGCAGGACTGATACCTGAATCCATCGTAGACGACGAACCTGACATCAACACCGTACCCGTGGGAATTGTTTCGATCGTTTTTCCGTTAACAGTAGGAGCGCTGCCCAACAGTATAAGGGGATTGACATTAGGTGCGATGTTCAACCCCAATAACGGAGCAGCCCCTGTCAATGACATCTGGCCTGCCGAAACTACGTTAGCTATAACAACGCCCGGACCAATTCCGGATAGAATCATTGTTGCAGAATTAGACGTGCTTGAGCTTCCAGGTGTCAGTGATGAGGCTGCTCCGGTATACGATCCTGACCCAGGTTGCGTGGTCAATACATACCCAGTAGAAACAATAGACAGCGTACCCGAGAATGACACTGATGCTGAGAAAGTCTGCAGGTTGAACGCAAGAGCAGAAGGCGCCTGTCCAACTAATACCGAAACTGTAGGAGGAGTAATGACAGTGCTCTGTACAGGTTGAACCGGTGCATTACCCGTAAAGATCAAAGATCCCGAAGCAGGTTTAACACTGTAACTTTGACCCACTGAGGGTATCAGTCCCCCCAGCACCAATGCCGCGCATGGGGGCGCGGGTACAGTGAGCTGCTCACTAGAGACATAACCTAATGCAGTCAGAGAACCCGATCCTGGATTTACAACAACAGGACCCGAAAAAATAACTGAGTTACCCTGGAAGAGTGCTATCGCTGTGTTTGGTGTAAGACTGGGGGACTGCCCCGCTGTAGTCATCCCAAGATTGCCACCAGGAACAACAATAATCAGATTGAGTAAAGAACTCTGCCCCGACATTCTCAGGGGATATGTACCTGCGGATGTAAGATTGATACTCAATCCCAGTTGAGGAGCTACCCCTGCCAGTATCAAAGATCCTGTTGTACCACCGTGCTGATTAGAGATTAAAGGAGCATAGCCCTGAAACACAGGGTTAGTATTATCAGGAGTAATCGTCGAGTTAGGAATAGTAACAGTCGGAGCAGATCCGCTGAGAACACCTGATCCCGATGATGGTGTGACTGCTCCCAGTGCTAATCTAGGTAACGTTCCTTGAGCAATCAGATTTCCTGCTGGGATACTAGGTGCTGAGCCATACGCTAAAACAGCAGTTGTACCTGTAGCAACACAAGCCACTACAGGAGGAGTTATACCGAAATTTATTGCAGGCAGACCCCCAGCGATCAACAGACCGCTACTGACATTATTGGTTCCAGGAGCAATCCCCAGTCCCAATAATCCCGCTATACCATTAGCTAACAACGAGGCAACAGTAACACCTACAACTATATTGGTCGTAAATCGAGCTGTCCCCGATCCTGGGGTTATAGTCGTATTAGCCACTTAAGCAACCCGACGAGAAGGCAAAAATATCTTTCTGTCAGGAACCAACAGCTGCCGCTCCATAGCAATAATGCGCTCATGCTTGCGAGCTACAAAAGGAGTAATAACTGTCGCAGTGGCAGGAGTCACGGTAGGAGCAGATGTTGAAGAAGTAATTGATCCTACAGTAGGTACTATGGCAGGAGCATTGAGTTCGGTATAGGACGCAGCTATCGTCAACATACGACGAGTCGGACCGTCGGTCGCATTCGTATACGTAGCAGCCAACGCCGATAGACTTCCCGTTACGCGCTTAGATTCACTGGTCGTAGAGTTAGCGTTTCCGCTACCCGCCAACGACCAACCTGTTGTACCCAGCGTAAATCCTGTACCTGCACTACTTGCAAGGTTTCCGCCATCTTCGAACGAAAGAGATGACAGCAAAAAGGGCTGCGCTGTAGGAGTCAGGTTTCCGCTGGTAATCGCGTCAGTTCCTCCTCCAGGAGACACTTGATTCAGTCCTACAGAAGTCTGATAAGGAGCTGAGGATACGCCTGTCAGTTCTTTAGCCCAGATACCTTGAAATCCAGGCGCTGTTGCCCACGTAGAAGTAACGGTCAGTGCTGTCGTGCTCGCATTGTTGGAGAACACGAATATAGCTAATGTCAGACCATCGTTGTTATCAGCAACACTAGCGCCTATAGAATACGTTTGGGATGCTGAATCCGCCACAGACGATGGATTAGTATTAGACCCCCATATAACATAGACCTCGATCAGAGATCCACTCAAACAAGCCGATCCGAACGCTGGGGTTGTTACGGTGGTGGATGCAGCAGCCGTCCAGGCAGATGCTGTTTCTTGTCTGACAGAGGCTACCACGATAATATTCCTTGTTTAATTACGGCCATGTGATAGACCCTTGGTAAGTTGGCACGCGGTTAACGTCTGTTGTCCAGATATATCCCTTAGATCCTGAAGCCATCATTCCTCGACGTAACAATGCCAGCTTGATCTGAGTGTTGGTCCAGCCACCTACAGCCAGAATCTGCGGCTCACGAATCTTAGAAGCTACCCATACAGGATTATCCGTGATCCATATTCCAACCCACGAGTCATCAACAAATACGTCAGCATAATTGATGTACCCGCCTGCAGGGACATTGGCGCGACCTGACGTGCCATCGACTACATAATGACACGCGTACAAGCGCAGCATGTTGCCGCCGCCATTAACGGCGCCAGGCAACCCAGATATGGAAGTATTCAACATCTTCCATTGCTGCAGCTCATAGCTAGTGTTCGGGAAGTTCCATGGCATGTACCCTACGTAGCCGCCCGAGGTATACGCGCTAAATGCAGAAGTGTTGATTCGTACGGTAGCTGTCCAAGCTCCTGACGATCCTCCAGTTGCAGTCACACTACCTATCAGACCGTTGATCTGCGTCATACCATTGACACCACCAAACTGTATCTGCTGTTCATTGTTGCCGTTCTGAGTGAACGGGTTGGTGGATTGCGTCGAGCTTGACGTAATCACACATGATACAGCTTTAGTGATATTCGTCAAAGGGAACGTAAGCCCCTGACCCAACACTATCCACTGATAGTTCGCATCAGCGGTTGACGTGTTCGAGTTCGATTGAATCAGATCCTCAGTCTGTAACCATGTATCCTGAATACTCTCATATGCTTTGATAGCAGTTGCATCAGCGTTATAGTCAGGACTCGGCAGCCAATCGATCGTGATGTTCTCAACAACAAACCTACCGTTGCAGGGAGGAGCATACCAATCCGGTACTACTTCACCTGATCCGATACCCCCCGTACGTGCCCAAGCTCGCTTCCACTTAGTGTTGAATTGCCCAGGAGATGATCCATCGCCCTTCAGATACCCCATTGCATGTCGCAGCATCTTAGCTGAGACGCACATCTTCTGGCCATAGCTATTGATAGCGTATTTATAGCTAGCCCAGTTAGGATCTGAATCAACATCAAACCCCAGTACCCATTGAGTATCAGTACCCGTACCACCTGTGCCTGCATTCGCTGCACCACTGTAATAACCTACGCCGTTAGGCCCGCCGCCTACTGTAGCTATAAGCCCGCCACTGGGAGCACTCCAAGTAGTGATGCGACCCAATGAGGAAGGATTCTGTGTGTTGCCCGGAGCCCAGATAACAGGCTCAGATCGATTGGGTTTCGATCCCAAGTTAGTGGTATTCAGCACAAAGTTCGTGCTGCCATCAGCTATCGTGCCCGTTACCGTCTGACTTCCTGCAGGCACGAATGCACCTGTAGTCGGGGTCGTCAATATCAAGCCATCTCCATCCGCCAACGACACACTCGTGACAGTAGTCCCTGAATTGATCGAGGGTTGCTGAGTTCCCAGCAACTTGGTATACGACATCGGCAACGTAACTGTCTGGGCTCCATTGCCTCTGGGATTAACAATCGCTATACCATTGGAAAAAGAGCGAGACCACACTCCCAACGTACCTTGAGCCCACGTCGGAGTTGTGGGGCGTACTGTCAGTGCAGTTCCCAAATAGCCTCTGGGGACATTAACCTGAGTCAGTGAATCATCACCAAACTCGTCATACCAACGAGTAACCGCGTAATTGCTTCCCGTCGTGACAGAATAGTACCCATCTGCGAGCAATGCTGTGCACAAGCCATAACGCATCAACTGATACTCAGCAGCAGTACCTGTCGATACAGTTGTCAGAATGGTCCCCGCACCCGAAGGAATGCTTGCTGTGGATGACCCATCCGTAGCGGGCAAACGTGCACCTAGCCCCACTAACTTCGGCTGAAGACAGAAGTCTACTCCTGCATAGTAATTGGCTAAGAGATTGGGCCATCCAGACGCATAGTTGGCTCCCCCCTGGGGATTTCCTGTCTGGAAACATTCCCACGATCCCGCACCCGCCCCTATGACATTCTCTAACAATCCACCATGCAAACATCCCTGCAACCCCGAGGTCAGAGGCTGCGTGCCGAACTGATAGACATTCGCGTACTGTCCGAAGTTCGCGAAATTGTAATATGTGCTAGTCGGGTTATAAGTTCCCAACATAGTCTGAAGCTGATTGAAGAAGTTGAATATGCCTCGAGCCATGACGGGCTGAAGCGTATCTAGCGCAGGAAATCCTCCGCCTGCCTGTTTACCAGGAGCCAGACTAACTCCATCAAGATATGAATCAGGTGCAGCTCCTCCATCACCATCGAGCGCAGCAAACGCATTATCGAGGAATACACCTCCCGCAGAGGGCGATGCCATCTGTGCTATGAAGCTGAATCGATTGTCAATACCCTGAGTTCGAATCAACAGTTTCAATGCTGCATAGTTGCCGTGAGTTCGCGCAGGCCCCTGAACACCTGTCGGAGAACCCGATGATGTTGTACCGTAGTTGGTGCCGCATATTGATTGACCTATACCCGCATTACCTATTGCACCTGGCCACGCTGTCGAGTAGTTGATATAGTTGGCACCGTTAGCAGCCGAAATCGTTCCCGTCCCAGACGGACCAGTATACAGCCACCATATATTAGCGCTGACTAGATTCATCCATTGCTGATATCCACCTCCCGTAGGTACACCCGAATTCATGATGGTGTAGTAGAAGGGGATACACTTACGCGACTGACTCAATGTAACGTGGTAAGTACCGTTCTTAAGCAGAGCCTGAGTCAGGTTCTCGCGATCAAGAGTTCCTGAGGTCCATGATTCGAATGATCCTCCCAACACCACAATGTCATACGCACCGATTTTCTGTATAGCTGTGTTAGCAGCACTTCCAGCTGCGGCTGCAGTCCACGACGAGAATCCTGTAGTAGTGTTAGCTCCGTAGCTCTGATCTCCTCCGTTGAATATCCCCATGATACGGGGGAAGGTAAGAGTGTTAGCTATGTTAGCTACAGTAACAGTTGGCGAACTGCCCCCCGAAACTACAGCTCCTGATGACGGCTGTGAAGAGGTCACAATACCCGAAACGACACTAGGAGCCGCTGTAGCAGCGGTTACAGTAGCAGCGGGTGTTACCATACTCAGTGCCAGCTGAACAGCAGCACCTACTAATGTCGCAGATCCTTGCTGAGGCAACGGTGAATGTTGTGCAATAACAGTCACCGCACCGCCCACAGACGATAGTGCTCCAGAGGGATTCTGGAGCGCTATCGGGGCCTGTAGGGCAGGGCTGAAAACAATGTTAGCCATTATTCAAAAGCCCTGTTGTGACACATAGGTCATCACGTCGCATTAAGCGAGGGTAAAGACACCCGTAGCGGCAGGGCTGATCGTGAGCGTGTTGGGGCTCGTGATCGTAAAGGCCGCTGTCGAAAGCGTACAGAAGCAGATCACCTTACCAGCACCCGCACCCGTCGAGTTACGGATGGCGGCGTACCTGATGTTATTCAGGTTGGCACCGTTAGCCGTGAACACGAGTCCCGCAGTGGTGTAGGTGAACTTCATCTGGTGAACAGATGCGCCTACCGTCCACTTACCCGTCGCCGGGGCAATGTTGCGACCGTTCGCAGCATACCCACCCGTTGCACTGATCTCCGAACCGATCGAGGTCCAAGTCGAAATGCCTCCGTTAGAGGTCTTCAGGATGTTGGCGGACGCGGAGGTACGCAACAGGCACATTTTAAATACGCCCGAGCCCAACACGATAACTCCGGTCCCAATCGAGCGCTTCGCGCGCGTGTACAGTTTCCAAGCGCCAGCTGACATAGGTCTATCTCCGAAATGATACTCTGATACCCCAAAATAAAAAGGCTGTGCCTAACAAGCGCACAGCCTCAAACAAGCTGAGAGGGGGAACTCAGCTATTTGTCAGATTTCTTCAAAGTCTCCTGAGACAAGGATCTGAATAACTCCTTGACAGTTTCAGGGAGCCTGTCCCAAGTCTTATTTGGAGACAAGCGATGGA